GGCTCAAGCGAATAAGCAAGCTCGACGCCGCCGAATAAGCGCCTTATGCCGGAGATCAGCACCGGCCACCACACATTATTCGGCCCTTTAGCTCAGCGGTTAGAGCATGCGGCTCATAACCGCCTGGTCACTGGTTCAAGTCCAGTAAGGGTCACCAAACTACTAGGAGAAGAACTATATGCTAGCATTAAAAATGATGGGGCCAGAGGACAAGTCTGATTCAGATTGCTCTAAGTCATTCAGAATCATAACGGTTGAGAAGAATAATCTAATTTCATTTTGCAGGGATGAAGATGATCGGCCTACAATTAAGATTTCAGACATTGATGAATTTGTCACTACATGGTATCCAGAAGGCAATACTTATGTTATGAACGAAAATGGGAAAACGATAGCAACATTTTTTTATATGTATTAATTATCAACCGCCAGCGCATCATGTGGCGACAAGCCTCAAAGGTAGCAATAATGCAGTAGTACCTTTCTGCATTGCACCAATGATAAAGGCAAATGATGAAGTCAGGGTTAACAACTTTCCCCGTTATAGCGTGTAACCAGCGCGGCGATCAGGTTTGACGGCTAAGAAGAGATTGGCGCACTTACAAGTTACTTTGTGGTTTTATGTTGAACACTTAGAGGCGCAGAGTAACTTGAAGTGAATGGAATTGCTGTGTGTAGTCTTTGCCCTCCTAGTGAGGGCATTTTTTTTGGTTGTTATAATGTAGCATTATGGGACATAATCGGAAGTAACAGCTCTTTTATTGGTAAGGGTTTCTCAAGCGGCAATTTGAGTTTACCCGGACCTGTTCAATAATTGAGTAGGAATCGTCCTAGTTGAACTGGTCCCCTAATGGGGGTGGAAATGAAACGTATGAATGACAAAGAGAGCGTCGCTGGTATTTCATGGCTAATCGTTCTGGCTATCGCTTGCTGGGGTGGCCTTGTTCGCTACCTGATCGACATCAAGAATAACAAGGCCACCTGGAGCTGGATTAATGCCGTGTCACAGATGGTTGTATCTGGATTTACTGGCGTTATCGGCGGTCTTATCAGCGTTGAAAGTGGCTTCAGCCTATACATTATTCTCGCCACATCTGGAATGAGCGGCGCAATGGGTTCAGTTGCGCTGTCTTATTTCTGGGAGCGAATCACAGGGGTAAAAAATGCAAACTAGCGATAAGGGCCTGTCCCTGATTAAGCAGTCAGAAGGATTTAGAGATAAAGCCTACCCAGATCCGGCAACGGGAGGCAAGCCATACACTATTGGATATGGCACTACTGCATATCCCAGCGGGATGCCAGTTAAGCTCGGTGACAAGGTTACAGAGCAACAGGCTGATATTTACCTGCGCAATGATGTGAAGAAGTTTGAGGCGGAGGTCAGCAAAGCAGTTAAGGTTAAACTGACACAGGGGCAGTTCGATGCGCTTGTTAGCATTGTCTATAACGTTGGACTTGGAAGTAAGAGTAAGTCAGGAATCATTCAGTTAAAGGATGGTTCTCCATCAACACTTTTACGCAAGATTAACGCGGGAGATTACGCAGGCGCTGCCGATGAGTTTATGAAATGGGTTTCGCCTGGATCCTCAGTTGAGAAGGGTTTGCGCATCCGCCGCGCCGCTGAACGTGCGTTGTTCTTATCGTGAACATTGATATAAAGTCACTCATCATGCCAGTGGTTATCCTGCTACTGGCCTTATGTGGCTGGTATTACCACGGGCAGTATAAGCAGGCATCGGCAGATCTTAAACTGGCTACTGCCACAATATCCGACATGCAGACACGCCAGCGCGATGTCGCTGCACTTGACGCAAAGTACACGAAGGAGCTAGCTGATGCTAAAGCCAGTAACGATTCTCTCCGCAATGCTCTTGACGGTGGCCGTAAGCGGCTGCGGATCGCAATCGCCAGGAACAACGCCACCACCACCTCCGGCGTGGGTGATGCAGGAACCGCAGAACTTGCAGAGTCAGTTAGACAAAATTATTACGATCTCAGATCAATGATTGCATTGCAGGATAAGCAGTTGCGGGCGGCGCAGGAATATATCAGGGAGCAATGTCTTAAATAGCATTAATTGCCTTACACAGCGTTATGATATAACATCATCGAAAGCGGTTGGGCCGCTTAATTTAACTGCCTTGGGGGCATACTGATGAATCGTTTTATGCATTCTTTTTTATACGCTTACCAGTCTGAGGCTGGACAGGAAAACCAACCAGCTGGCGGCGATGCGCCAAAGACGTTCACCGCTGAAGAAGTACAGGCTGCTATTGCTGCAGCTGTTCAGGCAGAGGTGGCTGGGCTGAAGGCGAAGACCGATGAATTGCTGGCTGAGAAGAAGGCTGGTGACAAGCGCCGACAGGAAGCGGAAGAAGCCCGCAAGCTGGCAGAACAAAAGGCCATGAAGGAAGAGGGGCGCTTCGACGAGTTCGAAAAAACGATTCGCGGTCAGTATGACCCGCTTATTGCAGAGAAAGATGCGCAGCTTAGCGCAATGCAAAACCGCATTCTATCCAGCGAGAAAAACGGCGTTATCGGTAGACTGGTCGGTGACTTTATCGACCCAAGCGCAGCTGATGTCCTGGCCTTGCTGGTTCGTACAGAGTTCGAAGGTAATGAAGTGGTGACCAAGTTTGCTGGCGCAGATGGCAAGGTTATCACTACAGATCCGGGGCAGTTCAGAAAATATCTGCGTGAACACAAAGCATTCTCGCACCTGCTTAAAGCAGATGCAGCGTCTGGCGGTGGGGCTGCCGGGGGCAAAGGCGGCGGGGCCGCAAACAGCTTCAGTGAAATGACTGAGGAAGAACGCAAAGATCTTTATCGTAAAAATCCCGCCGAATTTGAACGGCAATTGAAATTAAAACGAGGTAAGTAAATGGCTATCACTACTATCGGCGACATCGTAACAGGTCAGACTCCCGTACTACTGTCATATATGACACAGGATCCTGTTGAGAAGACTGCATTCTTTGATTCTGGAATTCTGACGCCAACCCCATACGCTGCTGCTATTGCTAATGGCCCGTCTAACCTGGCTAACATTCCATTCTGGAAAGCCATTGACTCATCTATTGAGCCTAACTACTCGAATGACGTTTACCAGGACATCGCCACCCCTCGCGCCGTCAACACTGGTGAGATGATGGCGCGCGTCGCATATCTGAACGAAGGGTTCGGCCAGGCAGATCTTACCGTTGAGCTTACCAGCCAGAATCCATTGCAGTCTATCGCAGCGCGTATGGATAACTTCTGGATGCGCCAGGCTCAGCGCCGTTTGATTGCCACCTCGCTGGGGATTTACAACGACAACGTTGCAGCTACCGATGCCTACCACACGCAGAACGACATGGTTGTTGATGTGTCGGCTACCCTGGGCTTTGACGCTGGCGCATTCATTGACGCCACTCAGACAATGGGTGATGCGCTGATGGGGCCATCTGGTGATGTGCTCGGCACCATTGTGATGCACAGCTTCGTGTACGGTCAGGCTCGAAAACAGCAGCTGATTGACTTCATTCGTGATGCTGAAAACAACACCATGTTCGCTACCTATCAGGGATATCGTGTTGTTGTTGACGACAGCATGACAGTAGTAGGCGCTGGTGCAGATCGTAAGTTCATCAGCATCATCTTCGGCCAGGGCGCTATCGGCTACGGTGAAGGGTCGCCAACTGTCCCGGTTGAGTATGACCGCTCTCCAGAACGCGGTAACGGTGGCGGAGTTGAGGTTCTGTGGTCACGCAAGACCTGGTTGCTTCATCCGCTGGGTTACAGCTTCACCAGTGCGGTAATTACTGGTAACGGCACTGAAACCATCGCCCGCTCTGCATCATGGCAGGATCTGGCTAACGCGACCAACTGGAATCGTGTGGTTGAGCGCAAGCATGTACCAATTGCCTTCCTGGTGACTGGTGTTGGCGCATAATTAACCCAGGGCGCGAAAGCGCCCTTGTTATTGAGGTGATTCATGGCTACAACAGGTAAAGGCTTGCCGCGCAGTCTGGCAGGTGCGGAGATTAGCATTCCAGCGGCTACTGCTAGCGTTATTGGAGGTGTCAAGAAGTCTGCGACAGTTGCAGCTCCTTCGGCAATTACTGCTGCTGCCGCTACCGCTGCTGCTGCTGCTCCTACGCAAGCAGAGTTCAATGCGCTTGTTACTGAGTTCAACAAGCTGCGTACTGACCTAACTGCCTTGCGCACAACCAATGCAAACCTTCTGACAGCATTAAAAAATGCTGGCACAGTGAGCTAAGAGGATTAAAAGATGGTAGATGTAATCAAACGCCGCACTACTGGTGTAGACGATGCAAATGATGATGGTCAGGTTGAAGTGGTAATGGTGAATATCTCGCCAGCATCGCTCTCTACTGGCCTGCCAGACACCACCGCTGTGACTGCTGGTCAGACGATGACACTGACTGTGGTACCTACTGGTGGCTCAGCACCGTACAGCTATCAGTGGTATAAAAACGGCAATGCCATCTCAGGGGCAATCAGCGCAAGCTATGTTAAGGCGTCAGCGGCGGCTGGAGACTCTGGAACTTACAAGGTTGTTGTTCACGATGATTATGGCAATATCATCTCTGACAGTACCGTTGTAACCGTATCCTGATGACAAGCGGCCTTCGGGCCGCTAATTTGAGGTGTGTATGCCAGATAACTATGTAACACGCGAGCGGTATACCGGACTGACCACTGTAGATGGTCAGGTTGTGCCGCAGCGTGGCAATGTGCCTGATGAACAGCTTGTTCAGACATCGCCAGAAGATGAAGGCGCTGTTCGCAATGGCGGCGGTAAGCGCGGTCGCAAACGCCAGGAGTCACCACAATGCTGATCGTAGAAGATGGCTCCATCGTACCTTTTGCTGACAGCTATGTGTCGCTGGATGACGCCCGTGCATTAGCTGATAAGTTTGGCTGGTCGCTGCCAGCAGATGACACAGAGGCTGAAGCGGCATTGCGAAACGGCGCCATGTATGTTGGCATACAGGAAGCAATCTTTTGCGGAAGTAGAGTCTCTGCAAGTCAGTCACTATCATTCCCTCGCACCGGATTGAGCCTTTATGGCTTCCCTGTGCCAACGAACACAATACCTCAGCAGGTTATCCTGGCGCAGATTGCCGCAGGCGTAGAGTACGGTAAGGGTTCAGATGTTCGCGGCACAACTGATGGCAGGATTACCACAATGGAGCGCGTAGAGGGTGCAGTTACCGTTCAGTATGCAGATAATGGCGTTAGTGGTGCAACACTGACGATCACCGCCACTATGGATGCTCTCAGGCCACTATTCTGTGGTGGCAATAACGGTTTCCAGTTTCGGGTAAACAGAGGCTGACATGGCAAAAACTAAAAGTGAAATGTTTACGCTTATCGGCACAAACCTGCCGGATAACACTTCAGGGGCGATAACTCCAGAGAAGGTTAGGGAAGTATTCACGCAGATGGCTGACTCCGCACTTTACGCCGCAGCAGGCGTGAAGGAAGTGGAGCTGTTGCGTGCTCCTTCAATTGTAGCGCAAGCACCGACTGCCGTTGATACTCCGCTTCAGTTGGTTTTCGGCGCAGCACAGAGATCAGCTTCAGATCCGGTAATGATAAATGCCGCTGGCCTGGTAACTTTTAACGTTGCAGGAAACTATGCCGTGCGTATCAAATTGCAGCAAGGAAGGACTGGTGCGACAGGAACATCAATCCTGCTAAGCAGGCTTCTGCTTAGTGGCGTTCAGGTTGGGAGCATTGCATCGGTACGACTCGACAATCCCAACGCAACGTTTATAACAGAGTCTCGAGTTATTATGAATCCAACAGCAGGGCAAACGCTTGCAGTGCAGATTATGAGGGATAGTACCGGTAATAACTCCGGCGGGGTTGTTGCTCAAGCGGCAACGGTTACATCCTGGGGTACAGCCCCATCGGCATTGCTTGTTATCACTCGCCTGGAGCCAGTCTGATGAGCACAGCATTCAGTAAGCGCATGCAGGGCGTTGGCACCAGACTTCTAACCAAATATGGCAGCACCGTTAACCTGTTGCGAGCTGGCGAAAAGGTGTGGGATCC